GTACCAGCGGCCGAACCAGTAGAGGCGCGTGGCCCAGGGAGAGGGTTCGTAGCGTTCTTTGAGCTTGGCGACTTCCTCGCCGGTGTCGGCGTCCATCATGGTGGCGGAGGAGTAGTCAGGGTCGGAGCTGCCCACCGACGTGCCCTTGTCGATGCCTTCCGCGTGATCCGCGCCGATGATGTAGTGGCCGCCGACTCTCGGCAGTTTGTAAATCACCAGCTCGCCGCGGCCGTCTTCGGATTGCAGGAATTGGACGCGCTTCTCGATGCCCATCTCCACCACTTCCAGCCGTCCGCGAGGTGCGCCCTGGATTTCGGGCATGCGCGCGATCGCCGCCATGTCAAAGATGGTTCGCCCGGTGCTTTGGAAAGCTTCCTGGGGATTGCCGGGAAACTCCTGGCGGAAGCGTTCGATCTTGCCTTCGCACGCCGTTTCGATCTGCCGGCGTCTCCATGCGATCTGATCGAGATGGAGATTATATTTCTGCTGTTCGGCCAGCTCGTCTCTGGTGATCTTGAAGCCGGGCCCGGGATCGGCTCGATACTCGGGATGCTCCCACCAGCCAAAGAAGACAAATGCCCAGCCGGTCGCCTGGCGTGGATCCATCGCCCTCATGCAGAGGTCGTAGAAGTCGCCACCCATGCCGTTCGCGGTCGATTCCACGATCACGCCGGAGTCGGGAGAGTTCGGGATGCGCTGCATGAGCCCCGTCATGAGCGTGCCCATGTCGCGATAGAAAGCAGCTTCGGACAGATGCGCCCAGTTGTATGGCGCCGCGCGTCCGATATCCACGTTGTAGGCGGTATGCACCAGGATGCTGGAAGCGTTCTCCCAGCGGAGATTTCGGTCCGTTGCCGAGATTAGTTCAGGCAGATGGAGCGCGGAATTCCACTGGGCGCCGTAGGGATTCAAAGCGTAGGATGCGACGTATTGCTGGTAGTACTGGAAAACCAGCTCGGCGTGGGCGTCGGAGTCGGCCAGCACCAGGGCGCGGCGGCCTGGGAAGAATGGCACGCGGCGGAAGACTTCCGTTGCCGCGGAGCTGCTCGCCCACACCTGTGAAGCCTTCACCATCACCTGGCGAACCGGCAGGCCGGCGCGTTCCTGTTGCCGGATGGAGTTGTTGAGCTTTTTCCCGGCCGGAGAGGCCGCGTAAGGGACGGTAAGCCCCTCTTTGTTCCGGATCGTGAGATGTTGGCAGAACTTCGTGTGGTCCGCGAAGCCGCGAATCATCGCAGCCTGTTCAGCGGGACTCAACGCGGATTGTGGTGCGGTGCTCATTTTTCATCTGCCACTGTCGAGCGGTAAAGCTCTAACAGGTCCTGCATGGTGCCCACGAACTTCTGGGCGCCTTCTTTCGCGCCCGCGCCAAGGTCATGCTCTACGCGGTCTTTATATTCCTTCGGCTTCTTCGCTTTTAGCAGCGCCAGTAGGAGCATGTCGGAATATTCGCGCTCAACAACTGGAATCCATTCGCCGTCGGGGTCGCTCGGATCCTTCGGAACGGTCACCATTGCCCCGTGATAGAAGAGAGGCCGTCTCACTCCCTCCACCGCGCGCCGGACCGCCTCGTCTTCCAGCGTTTGGCCGGCCTCGATTCCCGCGCTGGCGAAGACCGCCTGGTAACTTGCCGATCTTTCCAGCAGCCGGTAGTGGGCTTCCCTGGCGATCCCTGCGGCTTTGGCGGCTCGCGTTACATTTGCCGTTCTGCGATAGGCAGCGAGGAATGCGCGAACTCGCGGGCTGGGGTTCCACGCCGGCGGCTTACGTTTCTTTTTTGCCATCCAAAAATATCCCAACCGATCAGGCAATAGACCGGAACATCATCGTCCACGTCGTCTACTAGCCAGCGTTGGGCCTTCATGCCTTTAGACTTCTGGGTGTGCGACTAGCCAGGCCTGGACTGAGGCGAGAGTGGCGGCGTTATCCGTGGCGGTCGAGAGCAGCAGCGCTTGCAACTCTGCAGGTACGGCCGGATCTTGCGCCAGCAGTTCTTTGATGCCCTGGATAGTCGAGATTCCCAGCGGCGCCAGTTGGAGCGCGGCGGTGATGATCTGGAGAATGAGCGCGATATTCATAAGCTCTCCTTATTGACCTAGTGCCTGGATCAGTAGCGTGAGTGCAGCGCTGAGGGCGCTCTCCGCCAGGTTGACGGTGGCGTCAGTCACCCCAATGCCCTTGAAGGGATCCGGCCCCAGTACGGCCACGATGTTCCGAATCTTGGCCACATCGACATTCCAACTCGCCTCGGTGCCTACGCTGGTAATCGCGCGGACTGCTTCACTGGCCGCCGCTATCTGTCCAGTGACGGTAATGATCGGGCGCGCCTGATCGGTTGTGATCGCTCCGGAGGCGTGGACCGTTATGGTTGCCTGCTCTACTGCGCGGTCAGCTTTTGCCAGGGCGGCGTTGTAAACGATGGTCCACTGCAGAGCCGTTTGCGGTACGCCGGGCGTTGGTGTCGTCCCTGTCTTGGGAACGCAGCTCGTGCACGCTGTGGTTACCAGTGCAAGGACAAGGGCCGCGCCGAAGAGATGCGGGCGGCGGCGGCTTCGATAGGTTTGCATCATTTTGGGTTCCTTGTTAGTGGCGGAGAATTGGGCTGGCGCCGGTCATGCCGGCTAGCAAATAAATCAGCCAAATGCAGACCACCACGATGATGACCACGCGAATGATGCCGGCGATCGCCGCGTCAATGGGAAGGTGCTGGATGCCCCAGAGCAGTACGCCGGCCACCAGGAGCATGATCAGGATCTGAATGAGAAAAGCTGGAAACATCTTTCTTATTTTCCTTCGGGGTTGAGCCCTTTTCCGTCCTTCATCTTCATGCCGATGGACGCAATTTTGTTGTTGACCGTGTTGGCCTCTTGATAGGCTCGCGTGGCTTCCGTCTTGACCTCGCCCAGCTTATTGAGCACCACATTTTGATGTGCGGCGGTGTCTTCTTTTTGCCAGCGCCGATCTCGCGTATCCGTGTAGCCCTTCCACAGCAGGCCTGACAATACAGCCAGGAAGCCGAATGCCTGGGTGATCATCAGCGCCACATTCTGAGCGCGGGCTGTTGTGGCGGCAGCGGTCGCGGCGGCAGCCGACCTCTCCGCAGCGGCAGTTGCTTCTATGGCTGCTCTATTCGCAGCAGCGCCATTCTGCTCCGCCGTGATTCTTGCGGCAGCCGCATCCGCAGCGGCACTAATCGCGGCGGTCGCCTGCACTTCCACGGCGGCCCTGGCACTGGCGGCAGTAGCTTGGGTCCTCGCCAAGTTCGCCTGAGTCGCCTTTGCCAGGGCAGCGATGAGGGAGCTTTTCTCCTGAGCTGCCTGATCCAGTTGGATTTTGGACTCTGCGAGTTGAGCGGCCAGTTCCTTTTCAGCCTTCGATTGTCCGAAGAGTGGTAGACACAGCGCGCAGATCAGCAGCAGTTTCAGCATGGTTGAATCCGCCTCCGGAGCGGAGTATCGTGTCGAGGCGGCAGCCCCGCTCCAGAGACAGAAGTCTTTACGCGGCCGGCGTCTGTTTCGAATTCTGCAGGGCCTGGGCGAACGACAGAAGCTGACTCGCCAACGATTCGACGGTAGCGATCAGGCGAATGTCGGAACTTGCTGGAATCGTGGCGGCCACTCCAGCGGAGGCGGTATCCACGGTGCGATTGGCGGTGTAAGCGGAACTGCGCAGGGCATCGCCGGCGCCGGTAGTAACCGGGTTGCCGAGATCGTAAGCCTGCTCGTAGCCCCACATGTCGGCATGACGGGCGCGCATCGCACTCACGGAGGCGAGTTCGGCAGCCAGGCGGTTGCGATCGCTGAAGTGTTCCTCGTTAATCTTCGTCTGCAGCGAGAGTAATTGACTCTGCATCTGATCAAACGTGGTTTGCGACCGACTCGCGGCTGTGAGCGTCAGATTCTGGAACGCGGCGTGCGTTTCTTTGTAGTTGTTGGCGTTGATCTGGCTCGCGTTGTCGAAAAACTCCTGGGTATCTCGCAGCGGAGATTCGTCGCGCACAGTACGGGTGTTCTCGTCCATAAAGGTCTCTTTTCTTCGGGGTGTCGCGATTGAGCGACTGGTTAGGCGGTGGCGCGGGCTGGGGATGCTTTCGCCACGGCGACAAGTTTGCGGGGTCCGGACTGATTCCACGCCACATGAGCCTCTGCTCGATCCTTGCCGAGCGTTTCTTCGAGGGCTTTGAGGGAGAGGGAACAGATGGACAAAAACGTCTCTTTGCCGATAGCTTTGTAGACCTTCGGCATGGAAACGATGGACCGCTCCGATTGACGCGCGGTCAGGTGTAGATCGTAAAGGTCAGAGGAAAAGGTCGTGGCCTGAGCCGGTAGAAGGTCAGGCGCCCAAGCCATGATCTGCTCGCGCAACACGCGGTGACGGGCCGCGGTTGGCTGGAATGCCTGCAGTTGGCGGTCAAGCTCGCCAAACTCATCGATGAGCGCTTGCTGCTCAAAGTGGATCGCGGAAGCTTTTCCCGTCGCCTGGGGCATTAGCTTTACTATGGCCCTGGGTATAATCGGAGCGTAAGAGGTTGAAACTGCTGACCGCAGTTGTACCGCCCCC